TAATATAACCAACATGATCTATTGCTAAATCGCCGTTGATCTTATGGACTAATCTTGTGAGCGAAAATAACGGATTAAGTAGGTTTTTAAAATTGAGGTTTTTAATATAAAACAAAGCGTGAAATTTATCATGCTCTAGCTTGTTTATTTCTTCCTGGATATTCTCTAGCCTGTGTATACGCTCTAACTGTTTAATATTTATTTTTTTCATTTTTATCTTTTTCTAGTAATTGAAATAATCTATCTAAAGGCTCTTGCATATTTCTACTGGCGTGCCTAGCAACACTTAGCTTCAAATCATCTTCCATCTGATCTAATCTAGTATTAAAATAATCTTTTAATTCCTCTTTGATAGCTTGCCGCTGTTTAGTCTCTTTACAATCTATTTTGGTAATTCTTTTTTCTAAATCGTCAAATCTTTCTCCAATTCTTGACTTATAAACAGTAACACCCAATTTTGAAATAAGTGTAACCATGCCTAAAAATAAGAAAGCAACAAAACCATAGATAATTGAAGAGATATAATCTAACATTAGTTTAAAAGGTATTTGCATAAAATTATGTTTGTTTTGTGGGAGTGTTTCATTTCAAGATAAATCAAGCCTTGTGCCATTTTCATTTTTAGGAATTTCGATTGATTCAATTTCTGCAACTGTTGTTGAGTTATTAATAGATTCTTTAATGCTTCTAAAATAAGTGCTATTGATAGCTAATCTATACAACACATGACCCTCTAAAGCCCTTGCTAATTTAATATCAAGCCTAACTTGTCCTTTGCGTAAAAAATTACCAGCACTATCTATAATATCACAAAAATAGTCTATAAACTCTTGCAACTTATCTGTATTACTCTCAAGAGTTCTTACTCTATTCTCAAAATTAGCATTTTTAATATAGTTAATAATATCAACAATATTTCTGCCATTAACTTGCCTAAATTGTAAATCTACTTGAAAGCTTACACCGCCTGCCTCTGTTTGCAAAACACCATCAATTACTTCATAAGCTGGAAATAAATCATCGTGATAATGATTATAATTACTTGAATCTAAATCATCTTTTATACCCTCAAGCTCTTTTAGCTTTTTTTCTTTAGCTTGCGTTAGCTCCCAAGTGTCAATTAAAGGCTTCTCATCAGCTTTTATATTCCCAGTTGTGCGGTCAATGCAATCTACCCAATCATTTATTCTAAAAGTGCCGCTTAGGTTAGTTTCTTTTTTAATTTCGCCTGTTACTGTATTTCTTGAAATATCCATAGTTTTATTAATTTAATATTTTTCTTCCCAGCCTTTAGTTCGTGTAGAATTAAAGCTTGTTAATAAATTATTACTCCTTTTGCCGATTTCACCGTTCTCATTTGCTGTTTCTGAAAGTTGAGAGTATCCTCCAAAATTAATATTTGTTCCTTGACTGCAATAATTGTTCTGAGGATTAATATTAAAGTCATTTAAATTTGTGTACAATGTAAAACAAATTGTTGAACTATTGCCCCCTGATTGAGCTAAAAAATCTACCTTTGCATTGGGTGGTACTCTCATGTTAATAGCTTTTCTTGAAATAGAACTTGAGTTATCAACAAAAATATAACCTTTATATTGGAATCTATACCCGCTTTTATTTACAAAATATTGACCAGCCAATATATTATTACTAGCATCGGTATAAAAAGCACCGATATATTGCTTTTTGGTTAAGCTATTAGTGCTAACAACACTATCGCCACTAATTGTTGAGCCATCTCTTGTTGTAGTGCCTATAATGTCAGTTAGCGTTCCATCTGCTGTTGATATAACAAACATATAAACTAAGCCATCAGTTGGTAAAGACTCGCCGCTTACCATACCACCTGCATCATCGCCAAGAGCAAAGGTTGCATCAAATTGTTTAGTCAATGCACTAGTTGCCGCCTGTCCGCTGCCATCATCAAAATTCATAACACCAGCTCCAAAATCTATATCGTGGTCAGAGTCGGTTGAGTTGTTGGCTATTGTTATTGGTTTAGGGAGTAGGGTTGTTCCTAGTGCTGTTGTGGTGGCTTGTTGCGTATTAATTAAATTAGCTAAATCACCTAATAATTGCCAATTAGCAACATCAGTTAAGGCGTTACCTTCATTGTTATTTGTGATTGATTCATAAACCTTTGAGCCACCTATTTCTCTTGTTATGTCTCCTATATGATAGTCAAGTGATGCGTTATATTCGGGAATACCTTTTTGTGTTAAATAATAAATTTGGCGGCTATTGTTATATTGCAAGCCTTGCATTTCTTCAAGTGGTGGTAGCTTAGTAGCTCCGCTTGTAGCATCTAACCAGCCGTTATCATAAGCAGCTAGGGCTTGGATAATGTCGGGGTCATTGCTTTCTATTTTAGTTCCTGCTTGTGATGATCCAAATTGACCATTGTTAGTAGCAGCGTTTGCAAATAATTTGTAATGCTTTCTTGTAATATTAGCCATAATTTCTTAAATCTTCTTCAGTTGATAAGTTATTTATTTCAGAAATTTTTAAATCTATTGTTGATTGATCTCCTGCATATTTACTATTGACATAATCTATCTTGGCATCTTTTAAATCATTTAATAAAGCTTCTTTAATTTCATTGTGGGAAAAAGAAGGCTTAGGGCAGTTAAACCGCCACAGAGGAAACTCTATTTTATAAAAGCCATTATCTGCTTTATAAATTCTAGTAGTGTATCGCAAGAATAAGATTTTAAAGTCTTCATTGATACCTTGCGATTCTAAATAAGGTTTTATTAATGCTTTCATTATTTTTTAATATTCATATCGATTGAAAAAATATCTACAGTAAAAGAGGAATCGCCAGCAATACCAATTGCTATTTCATCGCCTGTGCTTATGCTATCAATAATTGTTGTTATTGGATAAGTGTTAGCTCTTGATGATAGTAGTTCTCCTCTAGTTGATGGATGATTGCTTATTTCTACAAAAGAAGGTTGACCAGCATCTTTACGCATTACATTAACAAATAATTCAGCAGTTGTGCCTGATGTTTTTTGAGCTATTACTTTCGCAGATATTGAGACTGTAGCAGTTGTTTTGCCTGTATAAATCAAGCTGCCAGTCGATGTCGCTTTAAATCTTTCCGTTTCATCACTTAACCAAGTACCAGTTACTACCTCTATTAGTGTTGTAGTCGCAGGAAAGGCAATTGTTGAAGTCAATATGTTGTTACCTAGCGTTTGAGAGTCGGGAATAATGCCGCCAGTATTATTCGTAGTTACAACATTATTTGTTTGATCTAAGCTACCTGTATTAAATATTGCATTTGCTGGAGTCTCAGCAGAGGTGAATGGAACGGCTACACCAAAGCTATCAAGTAAAGTAAATGTTGTTCCAGTTACATTAACTGCATAACCCCCTTGATCGTAATTATTAGTGCCTTTGATAAATAATGATTGCCCAGTTGTTGGAGCTGTGCCAGTTGTAGTAAATAAAGCTAGACCTCCGCTATCTGTTACAGATGTTATATCGTCGATTACTCCCTGTTTAAAAAAGTTATCTATATAGATATTACTGCCATCAAGTAGCGTTGCTACACCTTGAGCATCATCAGCTACAAAAGTAGCGGTTATATCAAAAGTTCCAAATTGGAAAGTCGGATCTATATTAATGACATTAGATACAGTATAGCTACCATTATAATTAGCAGTAAAAGCAATATTAACTACATCGCTATTTTCAAAGGAATGTCCACCAGCTACAATAACCCTAGTTTGACCACCTCCTAAATCTGCAAATTGGATTATACCACCAAATACATCTCCTTGATAAGGGACGGCAGCCCCTACAGACAGTCCAGAAGTAGGTAAAATTGCAGGATCAACATTTAAAATAGATTCTCCTTTTGCTTGAAAAAAAGCAGATGATGAAATATTGGCTTGCCTTAAATTTGTTTTAAAAGTATAAAAAGGATTTCCAGTTGATACAAAATGGCGACCAACAAAATTAATATGATTAACAACCGAAACATTATCATAAATTAATTCTCCAACTTGAAATTGCTTAACTCCAAGCCAAAAAACACCAGTCATATTGATAAAAGTTGCACCTGAGAAATTTTCAAACTGACATAGTGAACATACTACCTCACTTTCTAAAGAGTTTGTGGGGTGACCTGTCAATGTTGCAAGTGGAGTAGTACCTGTTGCACCTGAAAATCTTAAATTCTTCCAATATAGATATTTAACTCTTTTTCCAGAAGTATTACTAAATCCGTTAGAAGTAGCAGCAAAAATAATTTGAGTATTGGGTAAACCCGAGCCAACAAAAGCAACAGATAAATCATCTAAATCACAGACTATATTCTTTGTAATAATTAATTGACTAACTGATATATAATACATCGTGTTAGTATCTCTTAAATAGATATTAGATGCGTCTTGATTTTTGAAATCACTTTCTTGCTTAACAATTACAACATTGTTAGCTTGATCTAAATTACCAAGTTTACGCCATTTTGAAGCATTGCTTAGAGCTTGCCCAATATTGGTATTGATTAAAGATTTATAAATTAAACCTGTGCCATTCTCTTTAACCATTGAATCAATATGGTATTCTGTGCCTGCATCATATTCCGCTATACCCTCTTGCAACAAATAAGCATTTTGATAATCATTGACATATTTTAAAGCATTTTGCTCTTCAATAGCAGCTTGCTTATCCCCGTTATTATCTTTATAGCCTTCAATCCAGCCGTTCAAATAATCGCTTGATTGTATTAAATCTAAATCGGTTGTTGTGGTTGGCGTGCCATCTTTGAAGCTACCAAATACTCCTTTATCAACATTTTTTGCAAATAGTTTTTGCGTTTTTCTTGTGAGTTTAGCCATTATAATTGAATTATTTTATCATAAGTTAATATTTCGCCAGCAGCATCAGTATCATAAGTCGTAAAGCCTGCAACATTGCTACTATCTATTTGTGTATCATAAGTCGTAAAGCCAAAGAAAGGCTGATCTCTTACAATTAATCCATTTAGATTTACACCCATCGGCCTTGGCAATACACCTTTGCTAAATGCAATTAAAGCTACTCGGCTTTCATTACTTTTTACAAAATAAACCATAGTCATATTATCACTTGCTGATTGCACTATCCTATCTTCAAAAAATAGAAATAATCCGTCATCGATAGATTTTTCGCTATGATCTGAATTATTTTGAACAATCCTAAGTTTTAAAATTAAGCGATAATCATTATCATTTAATTTATTACCGATTTGCAAGCTTGCATATTCTGAAACTTCCAAGCCATAAGTATTACTGTTATAATCAGCTATTTCTACATTATAAAGCGTGTTTACATCGATATATTCTACAACCTGACCATTATCACCTATAGCCTCGCCTGTAGCTTGATAAAATCTATTTACACCGACTAGCTTACCTATAACATCTAACTGCTTACCAACCGCAGTTTCAAGATTAAAAGCATTTTCGACTTGCGAATAAATATCATTATTGAGTAAGTTTTTTACAAATAAATCAATCTCAGCCTTAGCTTTTTCTTTTTGATTATATTGTATAATCAATAAGTTTTGATAATATTTCGAAACTTCTTTAATATCTATTGCCATTTTAGATTTCTGTAATAGTTATCCTTGCATTATCAACAATCCATTTTTCATCAACTGTTGCAACATCTAAAAAGTTAACATAAGTTATACCATCATCTGACACTTCTAAATTTAAGGGCACACCACCCCCTCCTAAAGAGTTTATAGCTTCTAAAGCAATAGCTGTTACTCTTGAAGTCTCAGCAGCCTCGCCAATCTCAAAAGTTAGGTTATCAGTTATATATTGCTTTATGCCGTCAATATCAAAAGAAGTTCCTGCAACTGTCGATTTTAAATTAAATTGAATCCATAGATTTTTAGAAGTAGGTCGGTCAAACTTAGCTTGGAATATCTCGCCATTATCTTTAATTATATCAACGGCTACACTACCTTTTAAACCACATCCGCTATTTTTCTTGGTATATATACCATTAGCAATATCAGTATTAGAACCACCTTCTACGATAGCCCAAATTGAATGAGCTGGTATTGAGTTTGCATCAGTTGTATTTGTGAAATTCTCATAAACTCTTGCATCGGTTACGCTATCTACATTTAACAAATCGCCTAACAAGCCATCTGTAAAGCCCTTTGATCTATTAGCACTTGATCTTGATAATCTTAATCTAAATTGAGAATCTAATTCTCCATCCTTGCCAAGCTCCAAAACACCGCTTGGATTGTCAATATTAGTTACGCCTAGAACAACGGTTATTGGGTTTGTTATTGTGTTAGGTAGCGTTGTTATTGAGCCTAATTCTTTAGCTCTAAAAGTTAAAAGATAAGTACCAGCACTAGCGATATTAGTTGTATCAAGCAAAATAAATTCATTACCTGTATTATCTGCTACTGTGTAGCCTGTGCCATCAATATTATTTGCGTCATCGTCAAGCCCTTCTAAAGTTAAACTTCTATCAGTTGTTATTTCTACTTGTTGCTGTGTGAATGTTGCACCTTGCCTAGCAATATTTAACAATGGAGCTAGTCTATCCAAAGCCTCGCCATTGGCTTGATCTAAATCAAAATTGTTGTAGATTGTTTGCAATAATTCCAATAAATCTCTTATTGCTTGAGCTTCAATATTTATTCTCTGTCCATCGGGTGAGTCGCTAGAAATAGCTATATCATTGCCATAAATATTTTTATAGCCAGTTTCAAAAGCCGTGATAATTTCATTTAAGCTATCAGTAACTAATCCGTTTTGATCTAATGTACTCATTATTGAGTTATAACTATAGTTTCACTTTGTGAATATATAGTTTTGATTTTTGCCGTTACTGTTGCTTGTCTGTTTTCTATGTTCGCATCTAAACTTAAAACCTCCGTTACTTCGTTAGTTTTAAGTAAAATGTCCCTTACTTCATCAATTAATATATCTTTTTGCTTTTTGTAGCCCAATCTATTATTCCAATCTACGCCGTTATTTTGAGCAAAAAAACAATCAGTTTTCCACTCTCTAACCCTAGATATGATATGTTGTTTTAAGCCTTCATTGGATTTTTTATAATCAGCTTTACCCTTACCAAAAGTCCAATCATCATTTTTATCTAAAGATCTAATAGTAGTCATTTTAATAAATTACTTACTCTAGTTGATAATGCACTTAAGCTTGAAGCCGTGCCAGCGTCAATAGGTAGATTGCCACTAACTGGGTCTACACATTGCAAGCTAGTTATAATTGTTATTAATTCATCAATTATAGCCTTTAAGCTTTCTGCTGTATTTTTAAGCTCCAATTTATCATCTAAATTTATTTGACCGCCAGCACTATTAAGCAAGCTAATTTTTGAATTATCAAGTAAAATCTTATTTGCTAGATAATTAAGCTCTGTCGCCGTATTATTATAATCAGTTATTTTATTAACTTGACTTCTAATACCTACTAAAGCAATAGCATCTGCTAAGTCGTGAGTTCTCTTTGTATTAGGTTTTTGGCTTAATCCATCATCAAACCAATTATCAATATCTCTATCATTAAATAGCACTAGGCAAGTATCGCCAGCATTTATAGGTATTGTTAAGCCACCGCTCGCCCCTTTGTTTACAATAACTGGCACATCTTGCAACAATGAATAAGTTTGTAACACCTCGCCATCAATAGTATCTCTTACGCCTTTATCAATTAAGCTAACTGTAGCAGTTTGATTATCACTATCAAAGCTTTCTATCGTGCCTATTTTATGGCAATTTAATTCTTTGAAAATATCTATTTTCAATCCATCTAAAATATCTATTAAGTCGGGGTTTGATTTATCTATCATGATACAAATTTTAAGCCTTTAGTTAATTTATCGCCAGTTAGTAGCTGTAAGTTAGTTTTAGCCTCGCCACTTGTAGCCTCTGAGATCGTGCCACTATGCTTAACGCCAATTACTTTATATTGACCGTCAAACTTTGGATTAAAAGCCGATTCAATTTGCACCACTTGACCCACTCTTATTCTTGGCTCAAATATCAGATCAATATTAATAAAAGTTCCTTGCAATAATGGCGTGCCTAACAGTCCAGTTTCTGAATTAATATTAAATAATTGGCCTTTTATAGCCTCATTAGGTTTTAACTTGTTTATAGTCTCTAAGTCAATAAAATATTCATCTTTGAAATTTTTATCAAGTAAATTAAAAGTATTGCCATTAATTGGCACGGCTCTTTTATATTCCCCTTCTGTTTCGCCTACCGCACCTTTTTTTAACCCAATAAAATTGGCTAATTCATCAAATAAATCCTTCCTAGTTATACCTTTATCAAAGGTTTTATTTATATATGAATTATAGGTAAGTGCCGCACTATCTAATGCTTGCATATAGGTTATTATATCGCTGCCTTGCCTGTATGAATAAGCCTCCATCAAATCACCTATAAAGATTGTTGATAGCTCGCCATAACCAGCTTGCAAAACAATTCTACGCTTGTCAATAGTTCGATTTTTCATATCGAATCTATTTTGAAATATAACCGACCTGCTACTTTCTTTTAAATTGTAAACCCTAAGTATTGCATTATTAAGAGACGCCCCCGTGCTTCGTTCAATCTGAAATTCAATCGTCAATGGATTAGCTATTTCTATAAATTCAGTTAGCTTGCCTTTTTCTTTGATCTCTACCAATAATTTATATTGTCTGCCAAATTTCATGAAATATAAATATCTGTTTCAATTTGAACCACTTCTTCCGCTTCCAAAACTATTAATTCTATCCTGCCGATTGAAAAATCATCAAGAAATATTGGCTCGCCTGCATCTGTTGAGGTTATAGCAATGCCAAAAGGTAAAACATTTCTAAAAGCTCTTAATATATTAGCAGCATTTACAATTCTACGACCGTTAATTACAGTATCGCCAAAAGTGATATTATAGAACCAAGCTTGCTGCAAGTCGCTATAAGATAACTCTAAGCTAAAAGTATCTTGCGCGTCGGTTGTTATTGTTAATAACTGCCTAGCATCGCTTGAAATTTCTGTTATTTGTTTAGACATATCTTAACCTCCAAAAAATCTACTTGCTATTGATTTTAAATCCTTTTTCTTACCTTCAACCTTGCCTTTGTTTTTTACATCTGATCTTTGATTAGCCGTCCTACTTTGATATTGATTAGCATCTAGCTCTATTGTCTGAGTAGTGGCAAATCTAATTTGTTTTAAAGTAACCGATAAATCCGACTGAAAAGCATTATCCCCTTGTGTTATAACCAAGCTTTGAATTGCCATATTCTTTAAAAAGCCAAAAGGAGTGTCAACACCTACTAATTGTTTAGCATCATATAAGGCTTTCAAAAAATTATATGCCTTAGCTTGTTTCGTCTTTGGTGGATTTAATTCTTTAAATGTTTTAAAAATATCAACACCAGCACCTAAAGAATCATCTAGTAACTGCACTTTGTCAGCTTTTTGACCAGTTATAACATTATTTAATTGTCTTGCTTGTTGTGTTACTATTGGGACATAGCTATTGATTACAGTTAGCTTTTTAAATAGCTCTACAAATTCCCCTTTAGAATCCGCCCTTTCTGCTACTTGCTCGGCTACAAGACCCCTTAAGGTGCACATAAGCGGCTTGTTAGCTATATTATCTTGAACGGCTGTGTTTTGCTCCGTGTAATGATCCGTTATATCAGCTTGCAATTCTATTTTATGCTCTTCATAAATATCAAAGCCAAGCCCTGCAAGCCCTAAATTGGCAATAGGAGATACAACATATTTACCAACTAAACCACTAGCTATATCAGCATTTTTAGTTATGCCATCTACTGTTGGTATTGATAAACTTGTATTTGGAGGTGCTGCAACCATATTATAAATTATTACCTTGACTTGATTGAACCCTTTTTAAAGTATCGCTTGTGATATTATCAAGACCCCTTGTTAATTCATTTCTTACCGCTATTGGATCTTGAATACCGTTAATACTTACATTATTATTAATCGTTGTAACTCCTGTTGCTGATGATAAAGCAGGATTTAAGCCTATTCTTTGATTTATAGAATTTTGGTTGTTACCTAGTATTTTATCAATAAAATTAGTAAAGCCTTCATTTTCATTTAAAGCACCTGCACCCATCTTACCTAATTTTGCACCTGTGAAGCCTGCACCAAATACCAAGCCACCTATTCCAAGTAACTTGCCAAGCATTAAAAGATTAGCGCCTTTAAATAATTTCAACGAATTACCAAGTCTACCAAAAGATAAAGCTAACAACCCTACACCTACCGCAAAGGCTTTTAGACCTACTACCTTATCGCCACCTGAGAACATATCCATAAAGTTACCAATAAGACTTTCACCGCCTTTTTGATATACTGCTATATCATCTAATATAATCAACAATGCAGTAAAGCCAAGAAGCATAGGACGCATTGCCAAAGTTATTGCACCAAAGGCTAGGGCTAGGGCTTTAACACCGCTTTCAATTCCTGTAATATTTGAAATAAAATTAGCTAGAACATTAAAGGCGTTACCTATGGCTTGAGCAAATAAAGTAAATCCCTTTGCAAACCCTGTAATTATATTTATTACTTTATCGCCATTATCTTTTAACCAACTAAAGAATTGCTGCACTAGCTCGTTTAGTTGTGGAGCTATCTTTGCAACCGCTTGATCTTTTAAGGCTATGAATCTTAATTTTAGGGCTTTTATGCTAGTTCCTACCCTGTCAATATTTTCTCTTTGCTTTGGATTTAAAAAAGTGTTTTCGCTTAATTCTTCAAATTCCTGTCTGCTTAATTTTAAAATATTGATAAAGTCGGGGGTTAATCCAATTTGAGTTAATAGGTTAGTAGCTGTTGCATTGTCTAAACCTTTAATTGAGCCTCTTAATTCATCTAATACGCCAAAAGCATCTTGGCCAACATTGACGCCTAATAATTGAAAGGGGGTTATATCGCCTTGACCTAGTCTTATTTGTGCTAGGTTTTGTTGAACATTGCCTATTGATTGAGCTATTTGGTCAGCACTAATAGCTAGATTAGATAATTGACCAGCCTGTTGCCATTTTTGCAACTCTTCAATCGCAAGCCCTGTTTGATTAGATAAATTTTGTAAAGCTACAACGCCACGCAAAGAGCCATCAACAAATCTATCAAGCCCTACAACTGCACCAGCAAAGGCGGCACCGAGAGCAATAGTTCCATTTCTAATTGATTTAATCCCATTATCTACACGCTTAAGGCTAGCCTCATCGGCTTTAATTCCTAAACTTATAAATAATTCTCCTACGCTAGCCATTTTTATTTAAATCTAAATATGCTTTTTCATAATCACTGCAAAAATCTTCATATTGAATCATTTTCATAACCCAATCACAATCCATATCTGCAATGCTTTGAGGTATGCCCCCGCCATACCCTGCCTTAGCTAGTCTTAAACAAATTAAATCTAGCTCGCTTGCTGCAATTTCTATTTCAGGCTTCCTTCCTTTTTGACCGCTAAGCCATTTAACTTTGAAATAAGGGGCTTGAGAAAAGGGCTTAAATTTAGCTTTAAGCACTCAATGATTATTTCATAATAATTTTCCCTAGCTTTCTCATCTTCAAAGGTAGCCTCTGTTATTCTTTCTTTGTTATAAGTAGATTTACCAATACAAGCAAAGACTGCTTTTAAAACATCTTCGCTGCAATCTACTGCCAAAATGCTATCAATGATAGTTTCAGCATTGTTTAAATCAATATTAGCTAGCTTTACGCCTTGAGCTAATAGAGCTCTAGCTATTGCACTTTTTAGTTTGATACAGTTTGAAAATGAAGCAATATTAATTACCGCCTCATCTCCATTATCAAATATTATTTCGTTGCTTGTCATAAATTTATGCTATTGATTTTGAGCCGTTAGAAAATTTTAATCTATAAATTGTTAAAGCCTGTTCAGTGTCACCTTCAACATTGCTTTGAGTGTCGTTGCTTTGTGAAAATACACCACCACTAAGTGATATTATTTCACGGCTAACACCACCTAAGCCATCACCAATTCTTTTAACAAATTCGCCATTAAGAAGGACAAAGGATGCAATATCAGATTGCATTGATAGCTTGATTGAGTTTAAGAATTTATCATCGCTAGAACCTCTTAAAATCCTTAATTCAACATCAGCTTGCTTACCAGTTTCATTAAGAGAATAAATAGCATTGCCATTTTTACCAGTCTTTACTGCAACTAATTCATTTGGGAATGTTATACTTACAACCGAACCATCGCCGAAGTCGGTTAAAACTCTATCGTTAATTGTGATAGTGTCGTTTCCTGTTTGTGTACTTGTAGACATAATTTAATTATCTTTCAATGTTAACAATAATATTTACTGAATGTAAAGCCCCTGCTAATTTAATAGCAATTTGAACAAGTGGAGCTTGTCTTGCTTCACGCTCTGACTGGTCTTGTTGTGCAATAGGTAGGCTATAAATGAAATAACCTTTGTCGGTTATATTTCTTCTAAAGTCTTCTGGATTACCAAATGTTTCTGCTGAATTCCAAGTTAAGCCAAGTGCAATAACTCCATTATTAACTGCCTTTTCGCACGCATTATTAGCTATAGTGGCTTTTAGTCCGTCCATACCGCTTTCAATTTGTGGTTTCTTGGTATTAGTTTTCCTTAGATAATTAAAACTAGATACTTCAACGGTAAATTTAAACCATTGTTGATTATAGACATTATCAAAGAAATCATTAGCACCATGCGAAAAAGTAACACCTAAACCACTAACCGATCCGTAAATATCAGCCCCAGCATCTTTTGCTTTAGTTAGTATAGTTTGATTTATTGCAACATCTGGAGTTATTCCTGCCAATGTTTTATTGAACATTGTTTGAGAAGTATTTGACCCGCTAAAATTAACACTAAAAGCACGACCAACCCAAGCAGCTTTCATTTTATTAGCTTCTTGAGGGCTAACCGAATAATACAAGCATCTAGTTTTAGTTTGTGTTGCATCTTTGATTATTGAGCAAATACCCGTTGTATCTTCTAAATCTTCACTACTAGAAAAATGATGAATAAACATTTTATTTTTAGCTTGTATCGCTGTAGCTGTTGAGCTGACAACCGCATCTTCAATTTGTAAGTTAGAGAATACACCAACAAAACCAGTTTGCTCTTCTACTCTAGCCA